CTTTCTTTCAACCGTTCCATCGGGCAATATTACTGATAAAAATGGTGTTGTAGCAGAGCTATAAGTTACGTCCCTAATATCATCAACTGTTATTGCAGAAGTTGTTGCACTTGTAACCCTTCCTCCTACATGACTGCCTGATCTAACTGGATCTGCTATTTCTATAATTTGTCCCGGTCTAACAATTACACCTGCTTCAATTCCTGTGGTAAATGTAACTATCTCGCGCTCCACATTCTCCATGTAAAGCAGCCATTTCCCAAGACGTTCAGCTTGCCCCCTTGAAGTACAAGCAAAAGCATCTATTTGTTTAACAACAGATCCGTATCTAGCAATATTTGCAGTATCCCTTACTTCCTGATAATTTATATCCCTAAGATTTAAATCCATATATTTAACAACTGCAACTGTAGCTCTTGTCTTTTGACTGGAATTGGCATAACTAAAACCGGGTTCAGCTACATTTGCCAATGTAAATAAATAACTAGAATCTTTAGGACTATCAGTTCCTAGGGTCAGACTTCCAGCCGCCCAAAAAGGCATTGCTCTGAAAATACTAGACATCTGATTGATAATGTTATAAGCCTCTTGTGGAGATTGAATACTTACATTGCAAGAAAACCTTGGTTCAGTTCCACCTGTTCCCGTACCATCATCAACTTGAGCAGACGCATACTGAGATGCACTATAAAACGCAAATTTATCGAGCTTACTTTCAGTTAAATGATCCCCTAAACCATAGCGACTACTAACAAGTAAATCGTACAAGCACCAACAAGGATCGTTAGTGTAAACAGCAGCTCCTAATGTCCCATTAAAGACTCCGCTATAACTTAAACTCCCATCTGCTCTAACACTTGCATTATGAGGGACTTTAACCTTAATTCCTTTAATTAAATACTTTCTACTAGGAATAGAATTGAACTGTTCTGCATCAAGACGAAGACCTACTAAAGCACTATTGTTATATGTTCTTTGATCATACTTTATTTCAGAATAAGTGGTCCATTGAAACGCATTTGATAATTTACTGCTTGTACTGTCAGCCGTAACTCTTGTTACTTTTATATTGACTGGAAAGGCACCACTAAGATTAATTAAATATTCTCTTTGATATAAATCACCCGTCCTACCTTTAATTACTCCTGCACTACCTGATATAACGTTTGAATAACTACCACCGCTATATTGAACAGCAATTGCTAGCTCAATCTCACTTCCGTAAATATCTCCTTTATCTGAAACACGTTGCAATGATGGCACATTAATAACAACTTTTACCGCATCTACATCACTGTCTGTTATTTGAACAACTCTTGGAGTTGATTGCTCTATTGTTGTATATCCTGTTGATTTAACAGATGTTGTGTTTTCAGTAATCGGAATAACAGTTTGGCTGGAAGTTCCTGTCCTTGTTGAATAACTAACATCTTTAAAATTAAACGTCCCATCAGCAGCTTGAAGAGGTGTGTCATTGATATAAATAGATTTCGCTCCATCTACTAAACCTTCTATTTCTCCTTCAGAAAGAAGGTCTAATACTTTCGCAAACTGTTTACTATCTAAATTATCTTTTGCCTCTGTAGGAGTACGGCCACCACCTCCACCGTCTTTTCCTCCTCCTCCTCCAGAACCAATAACTAAAGTCATGCTTCTACCTGATGAGTGTCAACGGCTGCTGAAATAACCACAGACCCCGTTAATACTTGACCATAACAAATTGGTACTGGAACACCAGCTTTGGAAGTGTTTTGAGTCCCAGAAAATGAGAATGAATTTTTGGGGTCTTGTGTTGACTCTGGCACTTCCGGTATAGGTGTTAAAGCATCTGCTACTCCATATAAAACAAGAGAAGCACCTACGCTGACAGCAGCTTGAGCCATCCATGCTCCACCCCATGCTGTTGCTTTGTATGTAAGACCCTGAGCACCTAAACTTGCGCCCCCTGTTGCAAAAGCCATCCCAATTAAAGCTACTCCAAGAAGAATTTTTCCTGTCCCTCTTCCTGCACCACCCACAACAGGAATAATACTTATATCACTCGCTCCTAATGGATAAGCAATCTCATCTTCCCCTATCTCCCAACTCTCAGTAGAAACTTTGTAGTACTGATCTGCCATATGCTTTTCTAATTCAGGCCAATTTGCTAATAAAAATCGAACAGTTTCAGCAGCATTATTAACATCCGCCTCTAACACTCGATGCCCTACAAATTTGGCAAGCTTTCCATATAGTTTGACCTTACGCAACATACCTAATCCTCTTTCCTATACATTTTAATAGCCACTCATCCAAAAGGTCACGAGTAGACAAACGATTTTCTAAATGATGTAAAACCATTTGATCCGAAAGATATACCCCAATATGATTTAATCCTGAACTCCTCATGCTCATAAGCAATAAATCACCCCGTTCCAACTCCTCTCTCGGTAATAATTCTCTAAACCCTGTTTCTTCCCAACAACGATCAAACATTGGATCTTTTAAAAAATCATCTGAATTAATAGGTCTATCCCAGTCTCTAAGTCTAATTCCTAATTCCTCTTGGTAAAAATCTCTACATAAACTCCAGCAATCAGTAACTCCCCATACCCATTTCCTACCGACTAATGGAGCTTTATAGCCACAAGGTTTACAGTTCCCCCACTTCTCAATGATTGGATTAACGATCCACCATTCCAATCCAGATTTTTCACATGCAACTTGATCTGCTTCACTTGGTTCAGGAGCAGTTGTTGGATGAGAATGAAATACAGCCGTAATTTCTCCCTTATCCTCAGCAGCAGCCCAATCTTGAGGATTAATAATAAATAAATCTTCGTTTTTAGTCGCAACATTAATGCAAGGCCAATACTTTTCTTTCCCTTTTACTACAACAACTAAACCGCACGCTTCCCTTGGATGCTCACTTCTAGCGTGTTCTAAAGCCTCTTTTTTCCACATTATGCAAAGAAACTTCCAACTCCGGGGAAGTCTTCTGACAATACCTGTCTCTTTGGTATTCTTACCCCTTCAAGGTCAAAACTAGCCGCTAATTCAAATTCTACAGCTACCCTGTTTTCACTTGATTTTCTGTCGATATAAAAAACTTCAGTAGGAAATAGCATAGAATTATCGGCATCTCCATGAGGATTTGCAATACCTTCTTGATATATATAATCACCACTCTCTAATAAAAAATAATCGCCACTTTCTAGCAGTAAGTAATCAGCTTTAAAGTTATTATCATCTAAATATCTTTCTAAAGTTCTTAATCTTGTTACTTTTGCCCCTTCTAATCCTTGAGGTAAAGTTAACAATAAACTAGTAATAGTCCCTAGGATATTTGATATTGTCAGCTTTGGTCTTGGTAAAGTCTTACCTGAATAATCAAACCCATCCGCCTGTATAGGCATCCGAGTATAACTATTGCCATTGAAAATTATATTCGCTTCATCAAACTCACTTACGCCATTATGAAATCTATAAACTGTATTTGCGCCATGAATTGCAGTTATTAATTCTAATTCAAATAATTCAATAATATTACTTAAATTAGGTTTCTCTAATTCTGAATAAGTAGCACTTACCGCTGTCCAAACAACAGTATTATCTGTAGTCTCTGAACCAAAAGTTGATCCCCATACAGGTTCCGAAGAGCCTGACGTTCCAGCAGTTGTTACTTTGTAGTGAACACCTGTTAATTCAGTTGTAGTAGCTTTCCGTACATCACCAAGGGAGTAGGCGGTACTAGCTGCCCATGCTGCGACTGCTGCCATTACGGTTCAAATACTTGTTGAAAAGTAGCCTGAATAGTGGCTCGATTCGTATAAGGAATTGTTTTTGCCCATCCCATGCAAATCCACTTATAAGAAGTGCTTTCGTCTAGAGGAGTCCAATCAAATGAAGCTGCATCATCAACTCTTGCATTTAAGAATGTTTCGATTGTATCTGCATCTGTTTCACTAATATTTGTCCAACTTAACTTCCATACTTTTGGATTTACATTCATGCCCCATTTTAGTCGGTGCATGTATCCATCCCCGTATTGAGCAACTTGCATACGAGGTGAAGTTTGTTTTTGCGCTCCATATGTAGGAGTAACAGAAGGGAAAGTAGCCATTAGCGAGCGAGGATTCCTCCGGGGCGTTTTTGTCTGATTAATTCTGCCTGAACTGCTGCTCCTATCATTCTTCCTAAAGCTGCTGCCTCTTCTTCATCCCCTTCAACTTCCGATCCAGATGCATCTACATTAACTACAACGCTTCCTACTCCTCCATAAGAACCATTAGGAATAATATTTCCACTGCTATTAGGAACAAATAGTTCTGGTCCTTTTTCTCCTACAACATAAGGATTGCCACCCGTAACAGGTCCTCCTTCTGCTCTAAAAGCTGTATCTGAATAATGCTGAACACTTTCTAAATCTAGACCAGTCTCTGTACTTCCAGTTGTTCCACGAGTAAATGAACCTGCAAAAATACCTAAAATCCTAGCTTTAATCTGCGCTTGCAAGATTTGAGCAGCCATATCTAAGAACATGTCTGCTGTTCTCTCAAACATATTTGCCAACGCTTGTTGCGCTGTCATAGTGCCTTTTACTATTCCTTTAAATGATCCACTAAATGACTCTCCTATAGCTGTTGCTAACGCATTTACTTGAGTTAAAGGATCGAGTAATCTTTCTAATTCATCTGCTGGAGCTTGAATAATCGATTGTCTTTCTAGCTCTCTAGTTAAATTTCTTCTTAATTCTAGCAATTCTTTATTTTGAGAGAGTTCTTGTTCATTTTGATTAATTAACTTCTGAACTCTTTGATCCCTAAAATATTCATCTGTCATCATTAACTGAACTCTTTCTCTTTCTACTTCTGTCATCTTTTCTAGTATTCCTAAAGATCGAACTCTCCCGTATTCGTCTTGAATATAATATTGACTAAAAACAGCTTGAGCCTTATTTCTATCGTCTTGTGTTATTTTATTTATTTTTTGTATTTCTAAACTAAGTTCTTTTTCTTCTTTTAAACGCTCTAAATATTGTTGAGCTTCAATTAGTCCTCCTTTATTTAAAACGTCTAAAGTCTTTTTAGCCTGTTCAATACTTATTTCATTTGCATCCATTAATGGCTCTATTGCTGAAATCAAAGTATTAGCATCTTTAGAAATAGAAGCATATAGTTTAAACGAAGAAGGATCACCATAAACTTTTGCTAGAAGAGTTCTTTGTGATGCATCAAAAGCTGAAAAAGCAGAAACAGCAGCTAAAGTTTCTTCTTTAGACAAATTCATCTCTTTTGATAAACTGCTAATTTGAGAAGCAGTAAAGACTGAAGTTCCACCTGTTTCTCTTATTGATACGTTTAACTTTTCAATTTCTTTTCTATATTCAATAGCTTCTTGAATTTTTTGTGCCGCGGCAGTAGCAACAATTGACCCTGCAAATCCAAAGCCACCACCTAACAATCCTCCTAAACCGCCTCCAACTCCACCTGCCGCTGCGGCAACAGGAGATTGCCCAAATAAAAGAGGAAAACCACCACCAATTAATGCACTTTGTCCAGCATTTCCTAATCTACCAGCAACTCCTTTAGAACTTGCAAAAACACCACGCCTATCTGCTCCTCTACCAAAACCAAGCCTTTCACCGAGAGTTAAAGGCGCAGGTTGAGGCCCGTATTGATTTGCTGAGAATCCTGTTAATAATTTCTCTTGTCTTCTAATGTTTGCTTCTAAAACCTGTGATCTTTTCTTTTCTATAGCAAGAGACCTTCTTGCTTGACGATGTTCAGCAGCTCTTTGATTTATAGCTCTATTCCTCATCCTTACTTCTTCTTCTACTGGTGTTCCTTGCTGCCTGATACCAAAAGCTCTATTCCTTGAAGTAATTACCCCTCTAGGAGTTTTAAATCTTTCATCTAATTTCAATAAGGCTTGTGTTGTCCATTCAATTTCAGTTCTTAAAGGAGAAAAGGATAATGCTGCTTGGTTTAGACCCTTCGTTAATTGACTTCCCGCTGTATTAGCTAATTGACCAAATCCGTTTATGAGTCCCGCTGTTTTTTTTATAATGGGCAATGTTTTATCGCCAAGTGCCATGTAAGCAACAGCTAATGCCCCTAAGACTGGAGTCAACTTTGAACCAGCCACAATTGCTGCGGCTTTACCAACCGCTCCAAAACTCCCTAACGCAATAGTCGGAGCTTTTATAGCTGGAACTAAAGCAGTTAATGGAGATAAAACATTATTAATAGAACCAGCAAACTCATTCCAGCCTTTAATTCCAGCCGCTGTTCCTAAACCTAAACCACCAAGACCTACCCCCAGTTTTGTTGCCCGATCTATTTGCTGAAGCTTAGTTGTTGCCTTGGAAACTCTATCTATTGATTTAGCAGCTTGATCTGCTCCTTTAGCTATATTGCCAAATCCTTTTCGCTCTAAACGTCCTAAACTATCCTCAATGTTTTTTAAACTACGAGTAATACGATCAGTGGCACGTTTAATTGCCTGATCTTCTACCTTAAAGATAATAGTCCGGGTATAATCAGCAGCCACGCACCAATACCACAAACAACTCCCCCTACTTTACCTCTTTTGAGTCCTAACAGCACTAGAATTTTGCACTCTATCTTTTTCTTTCCTTTCTTCTTCCTCTTTTAAAGAAAAATAAGCAGACCAACCAACAACTTCTTCCATTGTCAATTCTTGCGATAGCTGAAATACTGTCATCCCTAACTCCTTAGCTAGAGCAAACATGAAATACCAAAGTTTATTCGCTTTTTAAGTCTGCTTTAGCATCTTCCACCTCCTTGTCTGTACCAGATTCAAGCATTGCCAATTGGATTTCTTGTAAAACAGCAGCTTCAACTTCTCTTCTTAAAGAAGCTTTGTCTCCGTCAGTAAATAATCTTTTCCCCTCTGCATCTAAAGCTTTTTGAATCATTAATGCCAATGCAAAATCATTTGCATCGTCAACTTTGCTCTTTTTTTGAATCGATTCTCTTTCTGCAATTGTCAATGGATGCCAATAAACGGTAAGAATTGTTTCTCCATCTTTAATTATTTCATGTTGATAAAGTTGTCCAACTCCAAATTTGCTGGATAGAAGTTCTACAGCTCGCATTTGATTAGTTTAAGTACTAGAATATTATACTAGGCATTGGCAGAAAATTCGCAACTTATAACTCCTAAAAAGTGTGGCTCCTCTGGATCTATAAGAGGTGCAGGTCCAACAATATCTCTTGTTCTTGGCTTACAACTAAATGTATCCGTATAATCAGAAGCGTTTACAGAAGTCAATCCATCAATAACTGCTTCACTAATAGAGGACAAGACAGAAGTTCCCTTTGATTTGGGTACATAGATATTGCACTGTATAAAACCAGCGTAAAAATCACTTGCAGTACCTTGGTTTTGAAGTGTTGACTGTCCAAAATTGACTGACATGACAATATATTTAATCGTTTTACTTGGTGTTGTGTAAGGAATATTGTCATAAATCATTTTTACAGAAGCATCTGCTGAAGCCACTGCATCTGTTACTGCTTTTTCAAAAGCAGCTCTGGTATTTACAAGTGTCATGATTTTTTGTAGTTAACCTGAGGAGAATAACCGGGTTCAGCACGGTAAGGGAACTTCTTCCCTAACCTAAGGTCGTGTAATTCTCTAAAACGAATATCACTCCCAACTCTTATGTCAGGCCTCTTATCAGAAAAAAATCTATCTATCTTAGCTTTCATGCTTTTAGTAGGAGAACCGCCTTGTAGATATTCAGGAACCTTTGATTTTGGTGATATTAAAGCCCAGCTAGAATAAGCAACAGTATTACCAATAAAAACAGGTTTTTTTCTCGTAAACTTATATTCCACTGGATGCCTTTGTTTAATTAAAGCTCGTTGGCCGGGAGCTAATACAGTTCTGCTATTACCTTTTTCTCCTCTTGTAACTGTTTTTATTCTTGCCCATTCAGCAAAATCTTTTCGTTTATCAGTCTTTTTAATAGGACGAATGTCTGCTTTCCAACTAGAAGCAAAGAAACCTGTCA